TGCATTACGAGGAACAGAAAGCGTCTTAACCTTCAATTCCGTAATCAATTTGCCGTCTAATCCTTTGGAAGTATACGGATAGAATACAAGAGCAGCCTTACTTTCAGAAAGCACCTTACGGGCGAACGACTTCAAGACGGATTGCATTTTCAATCGGCGTTCCCATACACGTTTGAACTCTTGGAAACCATCGTTCTGATCTGTTCCCGTAATCGTCATTTGCCCGCCAAACAAGAAGGCGACAGAGGTACGCACCTCCTTTTTCGGGAAGTTGGTAACGATACGTGCCACATCGACAATCTTGTCTTCCAACCGTAACGGTTCCCCATTCTTATCCTTCAATGTCTCCGAATAGACTGCCAGCCGTTTCGGTTCACGCCAGCCGACAGAGGTTTTACGCCGACGGCGCTCACCGTGATATTCTCTGTAATATTCCCTTGGTTCCCGGTATTCTATAGTATCGACACATAGCGTACTAACTACCTGCCCAAAATCTTCATTTGCAAGGATGTCGTTTATACTTGGCATATACTTTTTTAATAAAATATATGCCAAATAATTATTTACTTAATATAGTGGGCAACTTTCTATTTTTAGAGTATCAATATTCATTCTCATCTCTTTTATCTCACAATAAGGATGAACTTCTTTTAAATTTCTCACAAAATCTTCTTTATTAAAGTCTTTGTTTTTTTCAATTCGACAACCTAAATAAATTTCTTTTATAGCATCAAAACAATATATATCTCGTTTAGGGGGATTAAATGCAATCATCCTATATTCATGTTCATACTCCCAAGCTCTTGATTTCGTAGTCAACATTTTCACTATATACTCATCATAATGAGACCCATTGTTAGAAAATTCAACTTCTGGTCTTTTATCCTGAAGACAAACAGGTAGTATTTTATACCCCGATATTTCCTCTAACTTTTTAGCATCAAATCCAATACATACCCCTTTATGAGAATCAGCATAATGAGCCCACAATAAATCATTATTACAATCAGAAGATGCACAAAAGACACCGTATTTTTTTAAATCCTCTTTTATCTTGGGAGTAAAAAATTCCCGAATATAAGATGTTACAGACTCACTTTGCCAATCAATATCATTAAAATCTGGCATATCTTTTAAGCATGGATACAAATTCAGTACTTTTTCTTTAGTGATACCCTTATATTGCGGAACAATTTGTCCTTCAAATGGATCATTCAAGCTTTCAAAAGCTGATAGATAAATTTGACCATCAAATAATAGTCTTTTAGTAAATTCATTCAACGAACCATTTTTTCCATACAAAACTCTGTATTTATAT